CGAACTTTAAAAAAATTCGAATTCTATATAAATCTAATTATAGACCTATAGTTATGACATTAATTTGTCTAATTATAATAACCATCTAAGTGCTGTAACTTTGTTACGCGGTATTTCGCTCTAATAATATTAGGGTGCGACTCGTGACATTGCCTACGGGGTTTAAGAGTTCAGAGGGTTTATTTCTGAATTGCTTAAATCCTAGTAGAAAATAGTATCTAATAAGTACTGTTTACCTTTTACGGGTGGCTGCAGCCCAGAAACTACTAGTATAATATAATAACTCTAATTCCAATTCCTTATCGCAAGGGAAAGGATGTGAGGTAAAGGTTATATTAAGTAATTATGGAAACTGAAGTCTAAATTTATTAAATAAGAGTCAAAAGCAAGGTAGAAACCTCACTTTGGGAAGTAACTGAAACTCATAGTCTTAACAGACTGTAGCTAAAACTTGACTAATCAAAGATTGAGTCTTCGCTTATCTACGGAGTGCGAGCCTTCTCTAATTAAATGAGTTATTTAATTAGTTCTTACTGTCTTCTTTAATAATGAAAATATTTTTCTCAAAATTAAAATTCGACATAATAAACTTAGATGCCATGATCGCTAGAAATAGCGGCTCTCTTGCTATAGTGTTAACAAAATTAATTACTATATGCAAAGGGAGAGTAACGCGAAGCACCTTATTAAATATTAAATTACTACTAGTAAAGTTACAAAACCTAAGACTTTCTCAAAATGAAAAAGGGATGGTCTTGTACCTTAAAGCCTGCATTGTTGCTTTACAGCAACATGCAGTTGGGTATAGTTTAAGAGACATTAAAGTAATATCAGGAGCTAAGATTTCTAGATGTAATTCAGGTTTACCCCGAATTATTCCAAGAGATCATCGTTTCTTATTACATAATGGTACTCCTTTCCAAAAGGCTATATTATATAAATTCTATATGAGTATTTTTAACTTATATCGTTTTATATATTATAAACCTACAGGTTCTCTATCATCTATTACTAATCCTTCAAAATTTGATTTCGGGATATCACGAGAGAGTTTTATTAAGTATATGCACCTTTTTATAGGTAATTTACCTTTTAACTCTATCATGAGACCCTTCGATAAAATGCGAAGTTATTTAAGAGATCCTTATTCGATTCACACAGCATCTGCTGGACGAGCGAGAGGATCTGAAAGTAATGATCATATGAGTTTACCTGCTACATTTCCATCCAGTATTTGTCATAATTTAGTTGCAATTCGTGGTCAACCTTCTATTTCTAGATCGTTAATCAAAATTAATACTTTATTAGACAATACTGACCTCTTAGGTCTTTTAGAAGATCCTTATTACACAAAAAAGAATATGGATATTCCTTTAGTACCTGGAGGTGGATTGTATATTGGAAAGTTGTCTTTTAAACTTGAACCTGCAGGAAAACTTCGAATATTTGCTATGGTTGATGCTCCAACTAATTGGACACTACAACCATTGCATAGTTTTATATTCAAAGCTATACTATGTAAGTTACCTATGGATGGTACCTTTGATCAAATTCGACCAATTAATCGATTAATGAAAAGAAAGTGTACAGGATTATATTCTGTAGACCTTTCTTCTGCAACTGACAGATTACCAGTTTCACTTCAACAAGAATTGTTAAGTTTAATTTTTAATTCTGAATTTGCAGATCATTGAAAGAATATTATGGTTGGAAGATCTTACTATGTAAATCCTCCTCAAGAATATTTATC